TTTGTGCTTCTTTTGCAGATAACAGAGAAGCCTCTAAAAAGCCTCTGCAAGCCTCTAAGAGGCCTCTCCCTTTTTTCTTCTGAAAGGTAGGGGCTTAAGGCCTCAGGCCTCTTATATACCAAAAAAAAATGGGGAAGCATGTGGTTTGGCAGTCTGTCAAACTGTTGTTATCAGTTATTAACCTTGCCAAGAGTAACATGGACCAGCTCCAAGAACTACTGCAACTGTTCAGGTCATTAAAATCAGAGATGCGTGACAATGCTCCTCCGCGAGAAATGATTCCACATCTTACCTGTATGCTGTTGTGTTTTGGGCAAAACCTTAGAAGTAGAGTACAGGGGCTAAAAGACATGCTTATGCCTAAGAACAGACCTACTGTGAGAAAGATTTATTTTTCAAGCCCGCCCCAGTGGGAAGATTGCCCAGATCACTTATCTCTTGCTTACTGCTCTGACCCAACCTTGGTCAGAACCTTGGCTAAACGCCCAGACATTGTGGCGGACAGCCCAGATGGCGCTGACGGAAGCAAAGGGGAGGAGTGTTTTTTGTTTGATTGCCAAGGACTCAGGAAGGAACTTTCAGTTGCTAAGCAACTTGGAGCCGTTACTGACGAGCTGTTGGGATCCTTAGATAACCTTTCTTAAGGTATGTTTTCTTTATTTTATTAGGTCTAAATGGGCGCGCTTTTGGCTGTGCTTGCTGAAGTATTTGAAATAAGTGCTGCTACTGGTTTTACTGTGGACAGTATACTTACTGGGGAAGCGCTTGTGGCTGATGAACTGCTTCAGGCCTACGTTACCAATCTGGTAACCCTTGAAGGGTTCACAGAAGGCGAGGCCTTACTGGCTATTGGATTCTCACCTGAAGCTGCGCAGTTACTAACCTCACTCGCGCCAACCTTTCCTGAAGCTTTTACCTTGGTTGCGGGAACTGAAGCTCTAGTTCACGGGTCTTTATTTATAGGTGCTGCTACTGGTGCTGCTTTAGCCCCCTATTCCTGGGACTACGCCACTCCTATTGCTGACTTGAATCAACACCTTATGGCTTTGCAAGTGTGGCAACCTGACCTGAATTGGGAAGATGTGTATTTTCCTGGAGTGTTACCTTTTGCTAGATTTGTTAACTATATAGATCCAGCCAACTGGGCCTCAAATTTGTATCATGCTATAGGCCGCTATTTCTGGGAAACAGCTCAGCGGGCAGGAACACGCTTGATTGAGCAGGAAGTCAGGCATGTCTCGACAGATCTCGCTCAAAGAACTGTCACATCCATTGCTGAAACTTTGGCTCGCTATTTTGAAAATGCAAGATGGGCTGTGTCTGAAGTAACATCAGGCACTTATGGGGCCCTTCAGCAATATTATTCTGAGCTGCCTCCCCTCAGGCCTCCTCAAATTAGAGCTCTGCATAAGAGACTTGGGGAGGATGCGCCTAGTAGATATAGCTTTGACTCAAATGGCAATGGTTCTGCCCAGTATGTGGACAAGGTAGATGCTCCTGGAGGGGCCAGGCAAAGACATACACCTGACTGGATGCTTCCTCTTATTCTAGGGTTGTATGGTGACATTTATCCCAGTTGGGAAGCTACTCTGGAAGAACTAGAAGCAGAGGAAGATGGCCCCAAAAAGAAAAAGCCACGCAGTGAAGGGCGCCGCACCAGGGGCCGCAAAAGCCAGTCAAGTTCCTAAGCTAATTATTGCTGGGGGTGTAGAGGTGTTGGGTGTTAGAACAGGGCCAGACAGCATTATCCAAATTGAGGCCTACCTTAATCCGCGCATGGGCTTACCTACTAGTGATGATTTCTATGGCTACAGTGATAATATTACTGTTTCTACTGACTTTAAGGCAGACACCCCTAAGCTTGCTGAGCTGCCTCGCTATTCTATGGCTACTATTGAACTACCTATGCTAAATGAAGACCTCACCTGCTCAGAAATCCTGATGTGGGAATGCATCAGTGTGAAAACTGAAGTGGTGGGAATTAATACCTTGATTAATTGCCACTCTGCTGCTATGCGAGAATACCCTGATGGGGGAAATGGAGAGGGGGCTGGCTTTCCTATCCAAGGCATGAATTACCACTTCTTTGCTGTGGGGGGAGAAGCCCTGGATCTTCAATTCACTGTTTCTAACTACCGCGCAAATTATCCTGCTGGGGTAGAAGTGCTGAAAGGCCTACCTAAATCTGCTCAAGTGCTTGACTCAGGCCTCAAAGGCAAGCTTACTGCTGATGACAGCTTTCCTATTGAATGCTGGGTTGCAGACCCCTCCAAAAATGAAAATACTAGATACTATGGATCCTACACTGGAGGGCTGCAAACCCCACCTGTGCTGCAGTTCACTAACTCTACTACTACTATTCTGCTTAATGAAAATGGCGTGGGCCCGCTGTGCAAGGGGGACAAGATGTTTCTCTCTTCTGCTGATATTGTTGGCTTTCAAACTCAGCAAAACAAAAAAATGAAGTACAGAGGTCTTGCCAGGTACTTCAATGTGACTCTAAGAAAAAGGATTGTAAAGAATCCTTACCCAGTGAGCACCTTGCTCTCCACTTTGTTCAGCCAGATGCAGCCTGTAATTCATGGACAAACTATGACAGGGTCTGATGCTCAGGTTGAAGAAGTGAGGGTCTATCAGGGAACAGAGAAATTGCCCGGGGACCCAGATATGATTAGGTATAGATCACAGCTAGGAGAAGAAATCACAGTACCTCCAGGAGGTCATGTTCCACATAACTGATTTATTCACTGTAAGCAGATTAAAAATAAAGTGCACTTAGTTAACAAAATCTTCTGTGTCACACTCTTGCGTGGGGGGGTCGCCTTCTGTGGGTCCAGTGATCCTTTGACCTTTCAGGATGTTGGTCTTAAAGTCCAGAAACTGTAAATCAGTTACTTCCTCTGTTATTCTTTGTTTCCATTTTTGGACAAGTTCTTGGACGGGGGCGGTAAAATCAGATACATCACATCTATATATCAATAACAGCAATAGACATATTCCACTTTGTAAAACCCGGTACTTTCCAAGATCTTCAGTTTTTTGGAGACTTTTAAATAAATTCCCCACATATTTAAATTTTATTATTTTATGAATTCTGGCTTTTAAAGTTACAGGAATATCATACTCATTACAAGTTATAATACCAGGAGGAAATATTTGGGCTTTTTTATTTAAGTGTTTTTTCTCCAGGTTAACCATTACAGCCCCATCTAAATAATCTCTAAGATGATCAAGATTACACATGCCTTGTCCAGGTGGAAGATGTTTAGCTCCTGAGGTTTGACCTTTTACATCTTCAAAAATTACAGCAAACTGGTCTATTGCACACCCTAGTTCAAAATTTAACTTATCAAAAGGCTGATTCACATTTAGTGATTTTCCTCCACAGAGGTCTAAAAGGGCAGCAGCTAAAGTAGTTTTGCCTGTATTAACAGGCCCAGTAAAAACATAATATCTTTTCTTTGGCACATTATTCACAAAACACTCTAATATTGAAAGTACAAGCTCTTTCATGTCAAAATCTGGAAGCAGGCTTTCCATCCACGCAACACCTGCCATGTACAGGGTCATTGAAACATTTGACCTAGCTGAAAATAGATTTTCCATTTTATGAAAGAGCTTTCGAAATCTTTCAGTAAGCTGCTGTTCCCTCGAAAGCTGAGTATTTTGAACTCTCTTGGAAGCTATGACTCCATCCACTGCCTGCTGGCATATTGCTTTCTGATTTCTGCACTCTACAAAGTGTTGAGCATTTTCATGGTGCAGGGGGTGATGTTCATAATGTAATTGAATTATTTTGTCTTTGCACTTGGTGCAATCTTCAGGGGATTCTGCAAATTCTTTGTATATGCCCATAAGTAAGTATATATCATCCATATTACCCTCTAAGGCAAAGTCTGATATAAGCTTCCAGCTTACATTTTTCTGGGCCTCTTCTGGACTGTCAAAGAAATCTCTACTCAATCCCCCAGGTATATTTTCTTCTAGTCTACAGAATGGCTCTACACATAGATGGCAATATAATGGATATTCCTTATTGACCCCCTTAACCAGAACAAAGCTTACACTACATAGGCTGCGGCAATAATTAAGGATTGCTGACACTCTGTGCCTTGAAGGAGTAATCATAAATAAATACCCTTCATAATCATTAGAACTGTGCTTATGCCTAGATACAAAGGTAGCATTATATTTTTCTTTTAATTTTTTATAGAGCAATATGCTTTTCTCTAAAGTTGTGTAAATGCAAAAACAGCTTACAGTTTTATTGCTTAAGATGGCGGAGCTCAGGAAGGACTGAAGGTCTTCAGGAAAATCTTGGGGGGGTGCAGCTTTCTTCTTTTTTGGCGGTGTTGCTTGTGAAGGCTCTGGTGATGGTGATTTTCTCTTCTGAAATGAAGGGGGTTCCTCTTCATCTGAAGGAAAATGTTCATGGCAGAACAGGTCATTAAAGTCAGCCCACCATTGATCCCATTCTGGTGTCCCATACCGCGGCGGCTGCAAAACAAAAAAGCTTACCTTAGAGGTTTAAATGATTATAAGGCAGTTGACCCACAATCTCTTTCCAGTCCAGAAAGGACTTGTAGCTCCACTCCATCCCAAACCATAGGCAAAAACATTTAAAGCAGTAGCAGGATCCCCAGAACAGGGGTTTATCCTTATGGTCTCTATGCCTATGTTTGTGTCTGGTAAGGCAGAACAGGCAGTAGCATTCTTTGTAGCCCATATTACATTCTCTCCAATCCTTTAGATACATAAAAAAATTAGTTTCTCCAACCTCTGATGTAGAAAAGCTTTCTTCTGGGTTTAAGGTGGTCACATTAGCCTCCAATTTCTTATAGAGGCTAATCAACAGCTTAGCTTTTTCAGGATCTCCACCTTTATCTGGATGCAGCTCCTTGCATTTAGATAAAAAAGCTTTTCTCATTAATCCCCAATTTCCATAGCTTTCTGGACCAAGGTTTAGAAGCTGGAGGAGTGTTTGGGACTCCTCTCTAGTTAACCCTGTATCCAT